CAATTCATATCCAGCGAGTTGGAATTGTTTTACCATTTTCTTATCAAAGTTCTTGAAATCTCCAGCAATGAAGTTTTCTCCAACCTCTGAAACATATTGGTAAATCAAATCCATATCGTAGGAATATTGATTGAGTCCAATCGCACTGGGGGTGTGTCGGTTTGAAGTCTGGAAGGCAATAATGAAACTGCCAAACAACATTCGGAAAGCGGTGTTGGCGATGAGGTCTCCTCCAAAAATCAATCGGCAACGTTTCTCATTTATCTTTTTCTGAGTGGTTAACTCGTCCTTAAGAAAAGTGAGGAATCGTCCTTCGAGGTCTTGCGCAGTCACATTCTTATCAAAGAGTTTTGAATAAAATTCCATAACCATGTGACGGAAGACATCTTGGATAACCAATTGTCCATCTTCGGTGTAGTAAAACCAGTCTCGTTTTCCACGTTTCTTCGAAAATCGTACCAAAGGATAACCAGCACTTGAATTCAATTTCATTGAAGACAGTAATCCGGGAATACCTCCAATCGCTTCTTCCATAGTCAATAGCCGCTTTCCAGCAGGCCACGAAAGTTTGAAGCGATAGAAGTGTTTCATATCGTCAAGTACAATTTTCAAAGTCCGTTTGTCAACTTCGGGTTGGGTCACATCCAGGGTGTCGTTCATCATATTAATGACGGGGTCTTGTCCGTCGCAGCGGGGATCAGTAGCATCCATGATTGGGAGATGTTTCTTAGGAGTCCAAGGCAAGAAGGTGCTAATAGCACTTGGCTTCAATTTGCTTTTTCTCGAAAGATGAATCACTTCATCACGGGGAATGGTTTCCGTTTTACGAAGGTTTGGTCCATGGAAATCACTACTTTGAGTCGTGAAATCAATTGTTTCAGGCACATCAACTCCTCTAAAGTTGAGAGCTTCCTCAATCATTTCACGAGTCACAATAGTGGACATTCCAAAGAAACCTCCAGCTCCTTCTCCTCCGGCTACGTGAAGTCCCATGTAGCGTCCAGCTAGCGGTCCAATCGTCGCAATTAGAATACTTCCACAATCACCTTTCTTGGTGTGTGCTTGGTATCCCAATGCTTGTTGCAGGGTCCTTTTGCGGGTAGCACTTGAATAGGTTCGAGAACCAATCAAGCGAACTCGCACGGCGTGGGTCTGTTCCATTGTTTCGAGCACTGCGGCTGTTGACTCAAATGATTTAACATCAAAGTCACTCCAAAATCGTCCAATATTATTGGGGAAGGAGTTAAGCCTGGTGCATCGAGGCAATGTA